ATTAAACAATTGTTTAGTACCGCTACCGGAACAGTGACCCAAACATTATACTACTACTGGGTTAAAAATAAAGCAGTAACTCCTTCTAACATGCCCGGCAGAAATAGATCTGCAGCAGAAGTTGCAACCTTAATTGCATCACCTGCAGGTACCGGCACTGCATTTATAGCCTTAGTTGCAAGCGATAAATTTTTAGCATACAACTTTGATTCTATTATTAGATCAAGCACTGCATTATTAAACTTTAAATATAAAACTGATATCACTAATTCTATTCCTGTACACAGCGAATATCAGTTGTTGTCTGAAGGAGTTGCTTCTAGTTTGCCAACAAAGAAATTAGAAGATAAATGGATTGACAGTTTGATAGGCTACGATGCGGTCGGAAACAGAGTACCCGCCAGTAACTTACCAGCAAAACAAAAATATGGCGTATCATTTAGACCACGTCAGAGCATGTTTGTTGATAAGAGTGCAGCTCTTAAAATAGCAGTCAACAGAATTAATACTATTTTAAATCAACAGGCATTTGCAACATTAATTGATTTTACAAATTTAAATCTTACTGATGCAGTTCCTAATGCTGTGTTAAATCTATATGATACTGTAGTAGACACTGAACTAGATTTACAAAATGTAGGAACAGTAAGAACCAAGAGAGCTATATTATATGCTAATTTAGTGAACGGTGAATTAGATACAATCGACATCATTGATCCTGGATTTGGATATAAAGTAATTCCTCCAGTAGTTATATCAGGTGACGGCACAGGTGCAACCGCAGCCGTTACATTAGATAACCAAGGTAGAGTAACGGCAGTCACTATTACTGCGAGAGGAAAAAAATACAGCAATATAACCTCAACAGTTAGATATTTTTCTGTATTAGTTAATGCAGATACTACTATCAACAACTTCTGGAGCATTTACTCTTGGGATAATGTGCGCAATGTATTTTTTAGAAGTCAATCTCAAGCATTTGATACCACTAGATATTGGGCATACACCAACTGGTGGATGGCTGATTATTCTATAGACACTAGAATTACAAGAGAATTATTAAATGTATACAATGAAGAATTATATACAATACTAGTTGGCGACCTCACAAGAATTAAAGAATACGGTTCAGGAGGCTGGGCAGTATTTGAAAAAGTTTCAGATACCGCTGATACTTTCTTAGATCGATTTATGCTTGTTGGTAGAGAAAACGGAACCATCCAACTAAGTGCATCATTATATGATACTACTATCTTTGGAATTGGATTTGATAATACTCAGGCATTTGACGATACCAACTACGATCTTAATAATTCTGCAGAAATGCGAAATATTTTTAAAGCAGTCAAAGAGGACATCTTTGTCAGTGACTACGCTGTAGAATGGAATAATATATTCTTTGCCTCTATGCGTTATATACTGTCTGAGCAAACTTATGTAGACTGGATGTTTAAAACCAGTTTCCTAAATGCAACACACAATGTTGGAGAATTAGCAAGTCCGCCAAATTACAGAAACGATAATTTATCAAACTACCAAGATTATATCAATGAAGTAAAACCGTATAGAACTACTGTTAGAGAATATGTAAGTCGATATAACACTCCAGAGGCATACGGATCTGCATTGACAGATTTTGATTTGCCTGCAACATATTCAAAAGCAGATGGTAAAGTAGTTCCTATTACTGCCAATCGTAGCGAGTTAGATGCCTATCCTTGGAAGTGGTGGACAGATAACAACAGTTATTCTATTGTTGAAATAACAGTCTACGATCAAGGTACACAATACACTACTCCGCCTACTGTGTTAATCACAGGCAATGGCACAGGAGCAACAGCTCAAGCATATATTTCTAACGGTAAAGTTTCAGGAATTGTAGTATTAACCAGCGGTACCGGTTATACATTTGCTCCTGTAATTACATTAGTTGGCGGCAATCCTTCCGGAGCAACAACTGCCAAAGCAGTTTCAATAATTGGAAACACTGCGGTAAGAACATTTAATGTTGGAGTTAAATTTGATAGAATTACCAAAGACGGAATTTACAATTCTTACACACAGTCTGAAACATTTACCGCCAACGGATTAACATCAGTATTTGAATTATCGTATGCACCTACCCGTAATAAAATTAATATTTCAATAACAAAAAACAATCAGCTGGTATTAAATGGAGATTATACATTAACTTTGTATTATTCAACATCGGATAGTTATTCGTTGTTAAGAGGAAAAATTATTTTTAACGCAGCACCTGTTGCTGGAGATATCATCACAGTACTATATGACAAAAATATAGAATTGTTAGATGCTGTAAATCGTATTGATCAAAATTATAATCCAACTTCAGGAATGATTGGCAAAGAATTAAATCAACTAATGACTGGTATAGACTTTGGTGGAGTACAAATTCAAGGTACAACATTTGATGTAACTGGTGGATGGGATGCATTACCTTGGTTTACTGATAACTGGGATAGCGTAGAAGCAAGTTCCGACTACTATAATGTCTGCGATGGCAGCACCGGAGTAGTAACATTGCCTTATGTTCCTGCCGCTGGTCAAGAATTGAACATTTACATCAAAAGAGCTGGGCAAACTGCGTCTACTAGAATAGACGATCCTAATTACACCGATGCGTGGGACTCAACCTCAGCTGTAAATCCCAACGCTCAAATGCCAACATTTATAGGCGACGGCGTAACTAGTGATGTAGAAATTGCACAATATATTCAAACTAATGTAGGTGACATTTTAATATTCCGTCCTATAGAAAGTGACGGTTCAGTAACTATTACCGACGAACAGTTATTAGACACACAAATTAGTGGCGGTACATTATCATCCATCGATAGTGCATATATTACTGCGACTGGAGCCGCAGCAGAGGACATTACAATTAACGGTGGTACATTTACAAGTCCAGCATATGTTCCTGCTCCTGAAGAAAATGTCCCAGGCCAAGTGCTGGATAGTGTATCTATCAAAGTGTACAACAACACAGTTTCAGGTGCAGCTACATTGCAGTCTAAAATCTCTGAAAGCAATGGCGTTGATACAGTATACACTATCGGACAGCAGGTATTAGAAAATAATTCAGTGTTGGTATACGTTGACAAAATTAAACAAACTGATTACATTTTAGATTTAGAAAATTATAATGTTGAATTTAACTCATCACCTGTATCCGGATCAATAATTGAAATATTATCAGTAGGTATTGGCGGCTTGGGAATTTTAGATTATCAAGAATTTGTCGCAGACGGCACTACTAATTTATTTTTAACCAATGCAAATTTTGATTACACTTCTTCTATATTTGTAACAGTAAATGGTGAACAGTTAGATACTGGATTTACAAATAGCACAGATGTAGTAGATGCAGTTGGTCGAACATTGGTACAATTTGGGTTTACTCCTGAATTAGGTGATATTACCAAGATTGTTTGTTTTGAAGCAGCAAGTGATGTTGATTCATCCGGCGTACCAATTGTTAATATTAATACTCAAACTGTATATTTTGAAGGAAGCACACGCAGTTTTGACCTAACTAATTTTGTTAATCTGACTAGAGGGTCTGCAAGAAATTCTATGATCGTTGAAGTAGCAGGTACTGTATTAAAAGGTTCGGACACTACATATACAATTTATAACGGTACAAACAATGTATTCACATTAGGTCTTGATCCTTTTGAAACCCCTGGTAGTATTTTGCCAAGTAATATACGAGTTTTTATCAATAACATTGATGCAGTATTTATTACTGATTATGTATTTGACGGTCCTACAAAGATTCTAACAATTTATCCAACTAAATTGACCGTTGGTGATATTATTAAAATTCAAAACGATCTTAGAGCAGAATACACCGTTGTTGATAGCAATCTTGTAATTGCAGATTCTGTAGATATAACTTCAGTTGATGAACTATCTAACACAGAAGTGAACATTACTTGGTTCGGAGAATACCCGTCATTAGATGTTGTATCCGATGAGAGAGCCGGAGGCCGAGTACAATATCAATTATCAAGAACTCCAATTTCAGCAAGTTACGTTTGGGTCTATAAAAACGGACAGCGCCTAACTCAAGATGTTGATTATTATGTTTCCTTGCCACGAGGAGTGGTATATCTTAATATAGATAGTACTGCTGAAGATGATATTAAGACACTAAGTTTCTCTAGACAAATCTTTAAACTGCCAAGTGCTTATGAAATTCATAAGGACATGTTAAATGTATATCACTTTAACAGATTTGCCAAAGGTGAGATCAAATTAGCATCAACTTTGAATTATTATGATACCACGTTGACTGTTGATAATGCTGACACATTATCAGATCCAATAGCTAGCAGAAATATTCCAGGTGTTGTTTGGATATCTAGTGAACGTATCGAATACATGACTAAAGTTGGTAATGTTTTAGGACAGCTAAGAAGAGGAACTCAGGGTTCTCCAATAGGGGAAGTTTACAATGTTAACACCGCAGTTGTTGATATCGGACCTCAAGACACTATTCCCTACAACGAAACACAAGACAGAGCAGATTTCTACAGTGACGGTAGCTCTGTATTAATTGGACCGTTAGAATATGTGCCTGCCCAAGGTGTCCGCAGTGGTATTTGGTACAGAGACACTATTCCTACAGAATACGGTCCTTGCGACCAAATTGAAGTGTTTGCAGGTGGTCGCAGATTACGTAAAGATCCTGTTGATATTTGGGTAGAAGCAAACGGTGCATATAGTCCTGCTGCTGACGAGACTGCAGAAGCAGAATTTTCAGTAGACGGCGCAGCAGCATACATTCGCTTAACAGAGCCGCTAGTAGCAGGAACTAGAGTAACAGTGATCAAGAGAACAGGTAAAACATGGTATGATAGGGGTGCAGCGACTGCAAGTGCAGGGGCTACATTGCTTGATAATACAAGTGCTATTGCTAAATTCATTGCGCAGAAGAGCACGTCTATACCTGAATAAATACATGATGATGGAGTCAAACGAGAATAAAATGCCGCAAAATCAAGAAAAAAATACACCTGCCCAGGAAGCTCGCCCTAATGAAACAGGCGGGTTTCACTTTGAAGGGCACATCAAGATCTGGGATCCAGAGTCAGCAGAAGTTTATATTGACAAACGAGCATAGAATGAATATATTTAAACCTACACATCTATATATTAAACAACATTCTGTTACAGGTATGTATTATTTTGGTAAGACTACTCGTTCTGAAAAATTTCTTTTAGAAAAATATAACGGCAGCGGCAAGCACTGGAGTAACCATTTAAAAAAGCACGGATCCGAATCTGTAAAAACAATATGGTATGAATTATTTAACGATATTGATGAGTTGACGGAATTTGCGTTGTTCTTTAGCGAAGAGATGAATATAGTAAAATCAAAAAAATGGGCAAACGAAAAGGTTGAAAATGGATTAGGCGGGAGCAGTATTGGGAGACCTGGATGGATACCGGCAGATTCTACTAGAGAATTATGGAAAAAACAAAGAACAGGTCGAATTACGAAAGATTCAACAAAAAAGTTAATGAGTGAACAGCGATCTGGTAATAAAAATCCGTTTTATAATAAAATTGATAAGGAACATCCATTGTATGGTTTTAAACATACCGAAGAGGAAAAACAAAATAGATCGTTGCGTGCTTCTAAACAATTTAAAATTACCTCTCCTGCCCACGAAGAATTAATCGTCATCAATTTAACTAGATGGTGCAAAGAAAATAATATAAATTACTTTACAGTATATAATCAATTAAAGGGATGGAAATGTCAACTAATTTAGTAGAAAAAACAATGACCACATTTGAAGGGCACATTAAAATATATGATCCCGAGACCAAAGAAATTTTTTGTGATCGTAAAAATGCCATTCACTATGAAAATATGTCAGTGGCAATGGTACAGAGTTTAAGTAATCAAGGTCAAGGAACTGTACATCAAATGGTGTTTGGAACCGGCGGCACTATTGTTGATCCTACCGGATTGATTACTTACTTGACTCCAAATACTATTGGTATAAACTCAAGTTTGTACAACCAAACATATAGTAAAATTGTCGATCAAAATTCTAGCTCTAATACAGATCCAGTTAGAAACAAAATGGAAGTTAGACACATCAGTGGTGCTACTTACAGTGATATTTTAATTAGTTGTTTATTAGATTATGGTGAGCCTTTAGATCAACAGGCGTTTGACAATTCTGTAGATATGAACGGTAACTTTGTATTCGACGAACTAGGATTAGTTAGTTATAGTCCGAGCGGAACTGGCAAATTATTAACTCATGTAGTGTTCCACCCTGTACAGAAATCATTAAACAGATTGCTTCAAATTGATTATACAATTCGAGTACAGAGCTTAACCGGTTTTACAGGAGCTTAATAGATGCCATATACCGTTAATTTTACAGATAGTGCAAATAAGACTCCTATTACAGTATTTGATAACACTTCAAATACAGATACAAGTATAACATTTCCAGGCCGTAATGTAACAGGATACGGACAGATTATTGCAGAAAACTTTCTTTCTCTATTAGAAAATTTTGCATCATCAACGGAACCAGTTAATCCAACTGAAGGGCAACTTTGGTACGATAGTAACAACGGTGTTATGATGATATGGGACAACACTAGTTGGAAAGCTGCCTCTGGTATTCAAAAAGGACCAACAGAACCTGCTACTGAAGCCAGCAAGATTGGTGAATTGTGGGTCGACACTACTAACCAGCAGTTGCGAATTTTTACAGGTACTAGATGGTTATTAGTTGGTCCTGCTGAAAGTTCAGTAGACGGACTAAGATATGGTCCAGTGGTTGAAAGTGTTTCAGATTCTGATAACATAACACGATATATTTTAACATTCTATATTGCAGATATTCCTGTTATTATTTTCTCAAAAGATAGTTTTACTCCTAAGGTTATTATTTCTGGATTTGATATTGTTAGATCCGGAATCAATATGGCCGCCCCAACTACGTCCGGCGAAATTGAGAACTTCATTGGCGGATTTCTCCCTTCGGTATATGGTACAGCTAAAAACGCCGATGCTCTTAATATAGGCGGTGTTGAAGTTGCAGCTGGTAAATTTTTAAGATCAGACATTACTAATACTACCGACTTCGGGATCAACGTTAGAAATAATAATGGATTAATCATCGGAGTTGACGGCACATTTAATGTTGGAACCACTGCAACTAGTGCAAAAATTTACAACTCTGCTGCTGGTAGCTCAATCGATCTCCAAACCAACCGCAATGGTATTCCTGCAACTATTTTACGAGTAGTTGGTAACACTATTGGTATTAATCAAGCAACTCCGTCAGAAGCATTGGATGTAGACGGGAATATTAAATCTACAGGTGCAGTAATTGTTACAGATGTTACTGCAAGTACTAACCTAAATAACGGTAGTATTAGAACATTAGGCGGCATTTCGATTACTAAGAATCTATTAGTTGGTGATGGAGCAAGTATAACAGGAACACTTCAAACTAACATAATACAACCAAGTGTAACCGATGTACACGATCTAGGTACAAGTTTAAAACGTTGGAATACGGTAAGAGCAAAAACTATTGTAGCTGACACAATCCAAGGTGTGCTAGATGGCAGCATTAGCGGGAACGCAAACACCGCAACAAGTTTAAAAAATATAACAACTTTTCAAATGTCAGGAGACATCGTTAGTCCAACAGTATCATTTGATGGACAAACTGGTAGTTATACTAAAATTTTTAATACTACATTAACTTCTAATATTATTTCTGGCAAAAGTGATCCGTTTCCAAACATATCTAAAAAGACAGATTATGTATTAACCTATCGTGCTAGTGAATCTTCAGCAGCATCATCAGGACTGTTAAAACAAACAAGAGACACATTTATTGCTGACTTAGGAATCCCGCTAGGTGCAATGCTTCCTTATGCAGGCTCTGATGCACCTTACGGATTTTTACTGTGTGACGGATCTGAAATTGAAAGAGCTAAGTATCCAGATCTATACGATATTGTTGGAACAACATATAACGGCACAATATCATTATTAGGAGTTAATACTTACAGACTTCCTGATTTACGAGGTAGGATGCCGCTCGGTAAAGATAATATGGACAACGGCGGAACTGTTCCTGTAGTTACTGGTGGTTTTGTTGATGGCGGTGGCGGCACTGCTGCTCGTGTAGCAGACATCAAGGCACAGACTCTTGGCGGAAGTGCAGGTCAAAGTTCCGCTACCTTAACACTGGCGAATTTACCTGAACATAGTCACTCACTAAGTTCTGGAAGACAAGACTATGCTGCGGTAGCAGTTACAACAACTATTGATCCAGAAGCAACTACTGGTCTAGGACCAACTGCACCAGGACAAGCACAATATTTAAAAGACTCTGGAGGCATTAAAAAACCAACAGGAACTACACTAAGTACCCCAGTGGGTATTATGAATCCTTATCTAACAATTAATTATATTATTAGATCAGGTCCCCCGGTATTTTAATTAGGTAAAAACATGGCATATCAAATTAACAAAACAGACGGAACAATTGTAGCAACAGTAGCTGACGGACAAGTGGATACGTTATCCACTGATCTTACTCTTATTGGAAAAAATTATAGTGGGTTTGGCGAAGCATTAAATGAAGATCTTGTAAAGCTCTTAGAAAATTTTGCCAGCACCTCAACCCCTACTCATCCAATTAGAGGGCAGATTTGGTTTGATACATCGGAAAATAAATTAAAAGTCTACAATGGTATAAGTTTTGTTCCAGTTAGTTCTGCAACTATTTCTAATACACAACCTGACACGCTGGCTATTGGTGACTTATGGTTTGATAATACAGCAGCTCAACTTTACTTTTTTGACGGAACTAGTCCAATTTTATTAGGTCCTGCTTATTCATCGACACAGGGACTAAGCGGATTAAAAGTTGAAAGTATTTTAGATACATTGAATCAAACTAAAGTTATAACTTATTTTTATAACAACGGTATTTTATTAGGAATTTTTGCCAAAGATAGCTTTACTCCTAAAACAGATATTGTAGGGTATACCGGAAGCATTGAACCAGGGTTTAACGCCGGAACATTACCAGGAATTAAATTTAATGTAACATGTACTAATGCCGAGCAACTAGGTGGAACGCCAGCAACTACATATGTTAGATCCGACACTTCAAATGCTATTAATGGTCAATTGAGAATTACAACAGACTTAGGTATCGTTGTAGGATCGGCCGGACAAATGAGTTTGTATGTTACAGCAGGCGACATTTATATGTCTAATTCTTCAACAGATAAAAGTCTAATATTAAACGTCAGAAAAGGCATTACACAAGAAAATGCCATTGCTATTAATGCTGCTAACAGAGTAGTTTCATTATACGACGGATATATAGATAGCGTAACGAATGTAGGTGGAGACCTAATAGTTACCGGAAACTTAACAGTAGAAGGCTCGACTACTACTCTTAACACAACAGAGTTGATTGTTGAAGATAAAAATATTGTCATTGCTAGTGTTGACTCTCCAACTAATACAACAGCGGACGGTGCCGGCATTACAATTAAAGGCACCACCGATAAAACAGTCTTGTATTCAGAATCAGACAATTGGTTGGACATATCTGAAACCGTTAATCTAGCATCCGGTAAAGCTATATACATTGGTGGAACATTGGTCATTGACGGAACTAGTTTAGGTTCGACAATAACTAGTATTCCGGGTGTCACTTCTTTCGGTACACAAACAGTGATTAATATCGGTTCCGGTATCCCGGCAATACCTCAACTGAGATTAGAGGAACATCGAATTTCTACAGTATCGAACAATTATGATATTGAGTTATATCCAGATGGAACCGGCAACATTGTATTAAATGACACAGCAAGAATTACTAATATAGCTAATCCAATAAATCAACAAGATGCATCGACTAAAGAATATGTTGACAATGTTGTTGAAACTCGATCTTTAGTTTTTAGTACTGATTTATCAGATGCTAAATCGAATACTTATATTATTAACAACATATTAAATAATCTTGCTCCACCTGGAGAGTTTAGATCAGGGACTATTGCTAGAATTTTATGCACAATTAATACAAACTCAACAACAACGTTTAATATTAATTCGTTGCCCCCTACAGTTAATACATCACAGTTTTTAACAAGTATGAGTGGAGACACGTCGTTAGCAGTAATCGGATTATCATTTCCTTCTGCCACGTTGTCTGCTCCTATTCTATCGACTACTCGAATTATTAAAGAGTTTAGACTTAATATTGGTGTTTGGCTATGGCAGTCAGATACTTTATTACCCCCATGATAAATTTAGGAGCGACATAGATGTCATATATTATTAACAAATTTAACGGCGAACAGTTGATAGTTCTACAAGATGGAACTATTGATACTACCACTAGTCTTAATCTAGTGGGTAGAAATTATGTAGGATATGGCGAAGCACAAAATGAAAATTTCGTGTTCATGCTAGAAAATTTTGCCAATCCTAGTCCTCCATCAAGACCGCTGCAAGGTCAAATTTGGTTCAGTACTGCTGATAATTCTGCCAATGTGTATGATGGAACAGCATGGGGTCCAATTGGCAATGCAACGTTGAGTCCTACTGCCCCAATCACAGCCAACAACGGCACGCTATGGCTAGATACCAATGCCGATCAATTAAAAATTTATACAGGTACCGATTGGGAATTAGTAGGCCCTGAAGCAGTTGCAGAATTTGGAACCACACGAGCTAGGTCTATATCAGTTGACGACTCGTTGGGAAATCCTAAACCGATAATTATTATAGAAACCGACGGAGTCCCAATGGCTATCTGCTCGTCAGAAGCATTTACTATCAATACTGGATTTTCAATTACTGGATTTAGCAATGGTTTGATATCGGGAATTAATTTATCAAATACATCTAAAATAAACGGTAGTATTACCGGCAATGCACCTACTGCAGACAAGCTATTAACTGCTAGATCTATTAACGGCGTTCCGTTTGACGGAACTTCGAATATCACACTTAGTGCATCTACTACCAATCCGTTAGTAAGCGGTACTTATATTTTAGGAAATGATTTCAACGGAAGTGTAGCAACAACTTGGTCGGTCGATGCTACTTCGTCAAATGTTATCGGAAAAGTTGTTGCTAGAAATAGTGTAGGTGGATTTTCCGCTGGACAAATTACAGCATCATTTGTTGGAGAGTTAACAGGAAATGTAACTGCAACTTCCGGATATAGTTCTTTTAATGAAGTAAGAGCAACAACATTTGTTGGAGCTACCTTAACAGGAACTGCCAATGCTGCAAATCAATTGGCAAATACTCGTAAAATTAACGGAGTTAACTTCAATGGTACTAGTGATATTACTATTACTTCCGCCGCAGCAACACTAACAGGTAACACCCTGGCACCAACTGTTGCATTATCAAGTTTAACATCAGTTGGGACTCTTACTGCATTAGCAGTAGCAGATGCTGGTATAGATGTAGGATCAGCTAGTCAATTAAAAATGTTTGTTGATGCTAGCACTCCGACTATTAGGTCAGCTACCGGTACTCTAAATTTTGATATGGGCAGTACAGGGCCTGATGTTTCGTTTGTCAATGCAACACGATCGTTGTCCTTAGGAGGCCCGAATGCTCCTGCAATCATTGGTGATAATACTACCAACCTTGGCATAGCTGGTTATAAATTTAATAATGTCTATGCAAATAATTTTGTAGGCAATGCAGATACTGCAACCTTGGCAACTAGTTCTAATAATTTAGTAGGCGGCGGCAGCGGCGCACTACCTTACCAGTCAGCAATTGGAACAACATCAATGTTAGGCTTAGGCGCAGACGGCTACGTTCTAAGAGCAAGAACTGCTGGACCAACATGGGAAGCATTAAGCTACGAACAATTGAACAAAGGTAGTTATGTTAATATGATTAACACATCTACCACAGGCAACGTAAGCTCCTATAGTTCGTCAATTCCGGTAACAATCAGTGTTGATGCTACAAGCGCAAACACTGTAAGCAAAGTAGTTGCTAGAGATAGCAGCGGCAATTTTGCAGCAGGAACAATCACTGCTAATTTAGTAGGTGCTGTTACAGGTGCTGTTACAGGTAATGCATCCACTGCATCAAGTTTACAAACAGCAAGAACTATCAATGGTGTGAGTTTCAACGGAACTACTAATATCACAGTACCTGCATTAGATGCATCAAAGGTGCCGTTAGCCGGCGGCTCTATGTCAGGATACCTAACACTAGTTGGCAGTCCTGTATCCACTAATCACGCCGCCACTAAATCCTATGTAGATACACAAGTAGCCGGCGTGACTAACTTTACAGCTATATCAGGAAATACGATCTACAGCACTTCGGGATTTACTAATCAAGTAGGATCATTCAATAACGGTGCTAACTTTTTTGATGTATTTCCTCCAAGTGGTAAGACTATGAGCAATCTAGTAGCATTTGTGCCAAGTATTGCAGTGATACATTTTGCTGGCGGAGTTAATGCCGATGACAGCATGCGGTGTACATGGAGTAACTTAGGCGATAGAATTAGAGTTTATGTTCAAAATACTGAACAACGATCAACACCTGCCGCAAACTATATGGCAATTTGGAGTTAATATGCACTACGTATGTATTGAAGATAATGTAATTGTTAGTATTTTAGGATATGCACCCAATGTGCCAGACACTGTGTCTGTTGTTGAAATCAGTGACGCCGATGCTGAATTAATAACGGCACAAACGTCGTATTTTGATCTAGTAACTAAAACAGTTAAAGCAGTCGATGCTAGTGTAACAGCACAAAAAACTCAAGATTTAGCCAATGCCGAACAACTTGAATTTTTAAGAAGCACTGATTGGCAAATTCTACGTCATCTACGTCAACAAACACTAGGACAGACTACAACTTTAACAGATGCAGAATTCCTAACATTAGAACAACAGCGAGCAGATGCTGCGGCTTCTATAATTTAAAAAGTAATAAATACATTAAATGGGCGGAGTTTAATATAATATGGCATATCAAGTTAATAATTTTAATGGCGGGTTCCTAGTAAATGTAGCAGATGGAACTATCGATACTACTACAGATCTACGATTTGTTGGTAAAAACTATGCAGGTTACGGAGAAATTCAAAACGAAAATTTCCTACACCTTATGGAAAATTTTGCAAATACCACAGCTCCGCCTAAAGTTGTTGCAGGACAAATTTGGTATGATAGTGCAAATAAAAAACTTCGATATTACGATGGATCGCAATTTAAAGTAGCCGCAGGCGCACAGGTCAGCGCTACTGCTCCTGGTGGATTGACTACTGGCGATTTTTGGTGGGATACTTCTGCTAAACAATTATACACATGGAACGGAACAGACTACACATTAGTTGGCCCAGTTTCTAGCCCAGACTTAGGTACTTCTATTATCAGTGCAGCAGTAGTAAAAGGCACAGTAGGTACATCGTTTGGCCCGCACACTGTATTAAAAGTAATCGCTGATGATAAAACTATTGGCATTTTTAGTAAGACTGAATTTACTATTGACAATGCACAAAATCCTATTGAAGATTTCACAGTTGTTAAAAAAGGATTTACTTTAGCTAAGTCACAAACTGGTGTATCAACTGACAGTTATGCCATGTGGGGAACTGCTCAAAATTCCAATCAGCTTGGCGGATTTAACGCTGATCAATACATTAGAGTTGGTGATAATTCTTTTGTTAGTGAAGTTGCGTTTAGAGACCCCGGATTTCAAGTAGGCGATGGTAACGATTTAAGAGTCCGTATTGAAAATGGTGACGAAGCTGTAATAGAAAATCGACTAGGTAATCCTATTACTTTTAGGATCACAGTAACCGAAACGACAGACGAACGAGATATTGCAGTTATTCAATCCACCGGACTAGTTCCGGGTAACGACAACGTTTATACGTTAGGTACTGCATTATCGAGATGGAATAATGTCTATGCCGCTACAGTTACCGGTAACGTAACTGGTAATGTCACTGGTACCGTAACTGGTAACTTAACTGGTAATGTATTCGCATCTGACAGTCAAATACTGATAAACGCTGCTACTAACCAGATTGGATACGCCGGCGCAACTATTGTAGGTACCCTGACTGGATCTGTAACAGGTTCCGCAGCAACCGCTACTAACGCTAGCAAATTAAGTGATTTAGAGCCATCCGCAGCAGTACCGGGATCTGCAATTGCTACTATTCCTGTTAGAGATGCAACAGGCAACATATATGCTAACCAGTTTGTTGGTATTGCAGATAAAGTTGATAGAACATTTATTGATAAAACCGATGCAGTCTCAGATCCAGCTTGGTCAGATGCTACTGCAAGTACAAAATATAGAACAGCAAGATTAAGTGCAACTGCATACAGTATTGCGGCACGTGATTCTAGTGGTAATATTACTGCTACTATTTTTAACGGTACTGCAACCGCGGCTCGTTATGCCGACCTTGCAGAAAAATATCTAACAGACAAAGAATACGAACCAGGAACAGTGGTATCCGTTTGCGAGCATCCGGAACATGAAGTCGAAGCATGCAGTGTAGGACAACTTGCTATCGGTGTGGTGAGTACTAATCCAGCATTTATGATGAACAAGGATCTAGAAGGCGGTACCTATATTGCACTTAAAGGTCGAGTTCCTTGCAAAGTCGAAGGTGCAATTAAGAAAGGCCAACGATTAGTCGCTGGTTCAAACGGATCAGCTGTAGCAGCAAATAATTCAAACGATGTATTTGCAGTAGCATTAGAATCAAACTTAGACACTGGTGTTAAAACAATAGAAGTGTTGGTATTATAATATGAGCGGCTCAGGATCACAAATTGCAGCTTCTGATTTTGTAACCATACAAGATAAAGCGCAATCTTTATTAGGAACAGGGTCAACAACTCGAGGCTATGGACAACCGGTCCAGTCAGCCGATGTATTTGCTGGCAACGAAATTACCAAAGCTCAATGGGATTTTTTAAGATACGACATTGTAAATATCAGACTTCACCAAGACGGTGTATTACCTAATATTGTCACTGTTAATGTTGGAGATGTCATTGGATACGGAGCAGGTTCCCCTAATACAAATTATGATACTTTATTAGAAACAGCGATAGCAAACCGATTTCAAATTGCGCAAAGTCAATCAGTAGTTGCTAATAAGGGGACAGCGACTACTTCGTCGTCTTGGTCAGCAAGTGCGACCATGGAATTAACTATAACTTTTGCAAATTCAAACGATGCTAGATATTTTTTCAACAGCGGCGGAAAAGTAAGAATAACCCCAACACTAACAGGCGGCAACGGAACGGCACAAGTAAATGCCTGGACTAATTTTTTAACCAGTGTAGGTACACAATCGTTTGGCGCCGCCAATGTTCTATCAAATTATTACACACTAACGAATTCTTATCAAACATATTATCAGAATTCGTTGTCAACTCCGTACTCTGCAAATAATATTAACTTATCTGCCAAAACTAACGTGGCCGATAACTCATCAGGAACTGCAACAATATTGTATTTAAAAGTAACATTAAATGATGCATACGTAGACGTAAATCCTAGCCCTCCTGGCGATTTAGTAAACGGCACATTATCACTATCCATAGACGAATTAAAAGCCACAGGTGCGCTAATCCCCTCCGGAACATTTGTTATCACTAGTCCGTCCTACTCGCTTTCTAGTATAACACTATCATAAAAAGTTAAATAGAACACTATGGCTGTCAACGATAAAATTAAATTTTCTGATTATAATAACATCCGATCTAAAGTAGAAGGTATTATGGGCTCGGGATCTGTTAATAGTGGGTACGGTCAATCTTTAGTAAGCTCTGCAGTTGCAGATGGTAATACTGTAACTATTAACGAATGGGCAAATTTAAGATACGATATTATCAATGCCCGGGTACATCAAACAGGATCATTACCATCTCCTGTTGCAGTTGTGGAAGGTAACACAATAAGATATAGTGCTGTTGATGCACCAGTTACTACATATGACACACTTGCAAATTCCGTAGTAACTGATAAATTTACAGTAGGTGCAGGTCAATTTGCAACCAATGTTCCTAGTGATCCGTCAACACGTACCGGAAGTTGGGTCAGTTCGCTATCGTGTACTGTACAGTTTTATTGGGCAAACGCAACTCAAGCAAGATACTTTTTTAATTCCGGTGGCCAAGTAAGAGTTACTGCAAGTCGCAGCGGCGGAGTATCTAGCCAACAAAATACTTCATGGACATCGTTGTTGAGTTCTACAGGCACACAGTCGTTTGGAGGAAATAATCCTGGAACCGGCACTAGTCCTGCTACTGGAACTAATTGGTATAGATGTACTAACTCTTTCCGAACATACTATTCTGCAAGTTCTTCTAGCCCGTATGGTAGTAATTCTTATCAATTACAATCTCGAACAGTAGATGTAGCAAGTAATGCATCCGGAACATCAGCTAGTGGTGAAATTCGAGTACTCTTTACAGACGGATATGTCGATCCTGGCCCACTTGGCCCACCATTTACAACTGATGTTGTTGACGGTACAATTAGCGTTTCAGTTGATTTAATATATGCTACTGGTATTTTGTATCCTACCGGATTTGGAAATTTTACTGTAACTAGACCAACTGTTGCTATTAGCAGCATTACTGGCTCTTAATCACTCACCTCAAAAAACATACGCTATAAATAATGTACGCACATTATTGGAGATTGTATGGACAAGAGACTGCAAGCAGCGTTAGATTTTTCTAACTATCAACAAACATTCGCAATCAAACGTAAGACCCTTAAAGAAAAAATTGAAGCCAAACTAACCTATGGGTTTAATGGCGGGCTGTTTCGCATTGATAAAAATTTATTAACTTTTGTAGAAGTGATCTCCGCAAAGAGATCTAATGGAGTTGTACTAATGGATGCAAATGACAATCCAATTTTAATAGACGATCTAGAAGCGTTCAAAGATGAAATTTTTAGTAGATATTTTGAAGCCACTAACGAATACTACGAACAATACCAGCAATTGAAAAAAAGCAGATCTGTAGAAAAGTTAATTGCATAATGACAACAGGTATTTTAGTCTATGCACATAACAGTCGATCGTTAGATTATGCTCTGATGTCGTTGATAGCCGGCGGCCTTGCCAAAAAAAATCTCAATGTCCCTGTGTCGTTAGTAACGGATCCTTCGACTGTAGAATGGATGAGAGAATCTAACATTTTAGAAAAAGCCACATCTGTATTTGAAAATTTAATAATAGTAGAAAGACCTATCACTGACAATCAGCGCAAATTATGTGATGGTAAAAATGAATCAATGGTACCATTTGTAAATTCAAATAGAGCAAGCGCCTACGATTTAACACCGTATGATAGAACACTGTTAATAGACAGTGACTACTTTATTTTTTCGAACAGATTATCCGAATATTGGAACATTGACGACGATGTTCTAATAGGTCAAAGTATAAATGATATATACTCCGGTGATCGACTAGGCTATAATGATCGATATATTTCCGAAGTAGGAGTTAAGCTATATTGGGCCACTACTGTAATGTTTAGCAAAACGCCACATGCTAAAACGTTTTTTGACACAGTAAATTTTGTAAAAGAAAATTACAAGCATTACGCAGATATTTTTAGATTTGATAATCGTCAGTATAGAAACGATATTGCATTTAGTGTTGCAAAACATATATTAGATGGCTTTATAAATCTAGACTCCGGTAAATTGCCTCCAGTGCTAACCGCATTAGATAAAGATATATTAGCCTCAGTAGAGGGTAACAAATTAACATTTTTGATATCAACTCCATTAGGCGAAAAATATATTCCAGCGTCGATTACCGACACTGATATACACATAATGAATAAGCAGAGTATTATTAGATACGGATCGCAGCTATTGGAGATGATATGAGTTTTGGATATCTACTAGTTGTATCAGAACATGAGTCTGTTGATTATTTAAAATTAGCCTACGGACTTTCCCTAAGCATTAAAAATACTCAACGTGAAGGGTACGATAAAGTTGCTCTTGTAATTGACAATAAAGAAAAGTTATTAGGGTTAACAAGCTCATGGGTATTTGATCACGTCATTGAATGGAATCAAGAAACATTTTGGGACGGCCGTAGTTGGATGGATCAGCTAACACCGTTTGACAACACAGTATGTCTCGACGTTGATATGTTGTTCACAGAAGATTACAGTCATTGGGCCGAATACTTTATTGAAAACTCAGAACTTTACATTGCTAATAAAACCTATACCTATAGAGGCGAGGTAATCACCGGTGATTATTACCGACGCACATTTACAAAAAATAATTTGCCTAACCTGTATTCACTGTATACTTTCTTTAAAAAGGACAGTAAGCTAGCAGAAGAATTTTTTGAGCTCGGTAGACAAATTATTAAAAACCCAGTTGAATTTAGTAATTTATTTTTATCAGAACACAAGCCAAAAGTTGTAGGTACAGACGAAGCATTTGCCCTAGCTGCAAAACTTTTAGATATAACTGATGTCATTGCTTATCCTCTAGAGTTTCCTCGCATAGTGCATATGAAACCTATGGTACAGAATTGGCCATGGCCCGCCGACACATGGAGCGACCACGTGGGCTTTTATCTTAATCGCTACGGTAAATTAAAAATAGGAAATTATCAACAAAATGGCATCGTGCATTATGTTGAAAAAAATAAAATCGACGATGAAATGATTAATATCTTAGAGGAAATAGCATGGAAAAAGTAATTGATTTTGACAAGTGGATCGAAAACTTTCAGCTACCAAAAATTGAATACGTTGCAGTATACGATCCGTTTACCGGTGATGTAAAAAGCGTAGGTCCATCTTACGCTTTTTCTGCTGAAGAATACACTGTACCTGTTGATACTGAAACTGCTGAAAGAATTATTGATGCAGAAATTAAGATTCATAATTGTCAGGTAGATGTTAATTCTAATAAATTAGAAATTGCCGAAATTAAAAACTTAACAACTATAGACGATGTATTACATCGTATTATTTCTGTTGAACATTCTGATATAGAAATCCCTGATGTGTATATTAGTTATTTGTCTAACACTAAAACTCTAAAGATCCAACTGTCTGAAGCATTAGGCGGCACTAAAAAAATTAAAAAAGAATTTAAATCTAGAAAAATTGTATGGGATGGCAACGCAGAAATGAATTTTCTAATCACTGAATACAATGATCCTAATTTGACTTTTGAAATGTTTTCTGTTAAAATTAACGAACTAATAGGTAAAACTAAAATTATCAAAAATATTGATTACAATAAATTTAGTGTATATACTAGACGCCTATTTAAAAATTATGTAATTGAGTATAAATGAAAATAATTGAATTTGATATTATCTTTTTAAGTTATGACGAACCTAATGCTGATTTGCATTACGCTGATCTGTGTAACAAGGTACCTTGGGCAAAACGTGTCCACGGCGTAAAAGGCAGCGATCATGCTCACAAGGCCGCCGCTAATCTGAGCGAAACGGAGTGGTTTGTTACTGTGGATGCTGATAATATTGTTGACAAGAAATTTTTCAACATTGATCTAGACATGAGTGATCCCAAGATACAAGTATACGGTTGGTGCGGCAAAAATACAATCAACGGCCTACGGTACGGCAACGGTGGGTTAAAAATTTGGAACAAACAATTTGTACTTGGCATGCAGACTCATGAAAATAGTACAAGCGATAGAGCACAGGTTGACTTTTGTTGGGAAGATGGATATCGTAACTTCCCCTTGACATTTAGTGAAAGCATTATCACCGGTAATGCATTTCAAGCATGGCGAGCAGGATTCCGAGAGGGTGTTAAAATGACCCTGTTGGATGGTGTAAAAGTGCCACCTCAAGAAATTAAACAACGAATCTGGTGGCATAATATTCATAGATTACGTATGTGGTCAACAGTGGGTGCTCATGAAGAAAATGGCTCGTATGCAGTGCTTGGTGCTCGTATGGGCACTTGGATGACCAACTGCACCGACTGGAATTATGTGGATGTTAGAGATTTTGAAATATTAGGAAATATATACCAAGAACAGGTCAATCACGAAACGGTTCAGCATGATATAACAGTGTTGGGAACACAGCTTAAAACACAATTGGGACTTGATTGGCCGTATCTAGATGCACAACAAAGTAAGTTTACGTTGGATTTATATAACGAAACAATGAACCTTAACGATACTTATTTCAAGATGTCGGTGCCTGCAAATGTATGATATTTTTTATGTTAGCAACGCAGCGGGCAATGATGCAGATTGGAACAAAATAAAGTCTAATTATCCGTTCGCCCAGCGTTTATCGAATATAAAAACATACGAGCAAATTCGGTCTAAATGTTTCACAAAAATGTTTTGGGTTATTTGGGACGATGTGGATCTGTTCACGACATTTAATTTATTAGAGTATACTACTGATGAGTGGGACAATATGTATGTTCACGTGTTTCGTAATGGTGAACACTATGACGGTATTTGTTTGTTTCCTAAGAACATCACAGTGTCAAAAAAAGAATTTGATTATAGATTTTTTAGCAATAAAAAAGACATTGATATAATTGCAAGTACTCCCAAACAATACAACATATACCATATAGATACATATGACGAGTATGTAACGGCTGTAAACACTACCAGCTCAAATATGTTTTGGGCAGTATGGAACGATGTTACAATAGATAGTA